ACTGTGCAGAAGTTGTGCCTTGCAGACTGTCCAACACTTGGAATATTGGCACAGCATCTGTCTTGGCCTGACGCAACAAGATATATGCCAGTGAAGTGGCTGCCTGTCTGTCATAGTCTTTGCCTTCAAAAAATCCAACCACAGCATCATATTCTGATGCATTGAATTCTAGTGTTTGATCTGTAATGCCTGCTAGGTATTGGACTATGTCTTTGGAATTTTGAGGTGATTTGATTTCTAGGTTAGTGTATTTGGTTGTGTTGTCTGTTGCTCCTATGGCCATTACTGTATCTCCAATACTTTCTGATAGGTATTCTTATCAACTTCGTATGCAATTATACCCTGTTGTGAAAGTGTCTTTGCTGTGACAGCTGCACCATCCAGATATGACTGCTGTTGCACACTGGTCAGTTTAGACCATTCTGTTTCTACTGAATTGATGTCAATGTTTTTGTCATTTTTAAATGTGATGTATTTGGCAACTTTGGTTTTTGCGTTGGCATCAATGTTGATGTAGTTTTCTACCTGTCCTGGTGACAGTGTGAACTTGTTGTCTGTGAGTGCAAACTGTTTGGGTTTTTTTGCATCAACTTGGGTGATTTCTTTGCTTTTGATTTTGGTGTGTTGACTTTTTTTGGTCAAGTTTTGTGGAAATGCAATACCGGGTTTTGATGTTGCACCCAGATTGTTTACACCACCTTTGATGGCATCTTTGACCACACCAACAATTTCTTCTTTGACTCCTTTGACTGCATTACCTGATTTGACTTTTTCATATGTCTGTGCACCTGATAGGATGGCACCAAGGATGTTGCCTGACTGCAACAAACTCACTGTAGAAGTTGCTCCAGATAGTATGCCAAACACAGAATCTCCACCACCATTGTTGGGTGAAGGTGATTTGTCATAGTGGAATGTGGCAAAGCCTTGTGGGTCAGCTCCCACAGCACCATTACGCATTAGTACACCTGAATAAGATATTGAAAATGTGTGTGAATTAACACCAGTGCCTGCTTCTTGGTTCATTGATCCATTAGACCAATCGTTAATTACAGGATTCATCATTCTGTATTCTGTGAATCTTTTTCTTGCTAATTGGAATATGGATATGGATTTAAAAAATGCTGTGTGTTTGGCAACATCTCTGCCCCATCTCAGTGCAAAAGATTGTGCATAGTTTTGATTCGCATATGTGATGTCCTGTCTGTTGGTATCAACAATATAGTTTTGATAGTATGACTTCCAAAATGCTGTGGCAACATCTCCCATGTCGTCGTGCAGTTCTATGGTGACTGGTTGATATGTGATGCCTGTCTGGATATAGTTTTTGAAATTGTATTGATTTTTTTGTTCCACATTAAACGAATACTGTGGTAAATCGCATCTTTTAACAATCATCCCCAGTTCTAATTTTTCTGTGGCACTTAATGATGAACCCACAGCTTCTGGATTGATCTCAAACACTGTGTGATAAAGGAATTGATTTTTTGGCGCCAGTCTAAACAGATCGTCTGTGTATAAACGAGCGGCGTGTTGATAATCTTTGAGATGATCACCACTTAATAACTGCTGTAGGAAATTAGAACGCCAGTTTGCCATTTGTAATATTTATGGCATCAAAAAACAGGTGTATTAAAATTAAATACCGCCGCCTGTAGCTGCTGTGTTGATTGTTCTTGCTACTGCTGAACCTATGCCTGTGCCTCTTGGTGTCTGGATCGCATTGTCATATCTGATTGACATTGTGATCGCAACAGGGTCTGAAGTTGCATAAGCCAGTGTGCCATATTGAACATTGTCAAGATAAGCACCATACAGTTCAAAAGTATCTAGAGTGTTTGGTGTGTTTGCACCATTGCCACCATCAAGAATTTCAATTCTTGCTGTGAACTTGTAGTCTGAACCTGATGCCGCAGATGACTGCTCGAAGAAATCAAACTGTTTCTGTAACTGTTCGCCAGTTAGTTTAGAAACTTCGTTGTTGACATCATCTCTTACATTTAGTGTGATAGGATCCCAGGTGTGTTTGCCTGCCATATACACTCTTGAGTTGTATGCTTCAAGTGTGATTTGATCAAATGTAATGTTTGGTCTTGTCACGTCAACAACCTGTTTGGTTAGTTCTGATCTAGGAGTTGAAATACCAAAGTTTTCAAGTATCACTCTGAAGCGATATTGAAGTTTTGGCATCAGCAAGCCTTGTGATGCTGAAGATTGATCACTCGCTAGTGGTACTGTAAATTTTGATAGTGTTGATACTGCCATTTTGTTTTATCTCCTAGTATGAATATTTACTATTCAATTTCTCCTTTTTCTATTTGCACCTTTAAAGGTTATACACCTGAAGTTGCAATTTCTCCTGTGTTCTTAAGTCTAACTGGAATGTAGATGAACTCAACTGCTTTAACAGGTTCAATAGCAACATCAACATACAGTTCGTTTCTGTCAATTCTTGCTGGTGTGTTGTTGGATTCATCACACACCACAGCAAAGTCATTAAGAGCTCTCTGTGCTGTGAGTTCTAGCATGAATGATTCAACTGCTTGTTTGATCTCATTTCTTGTCAATGCATCGTTTGGTTCAAATATGAACGGACGAGCAATTTTATCAAGATTTAATCTTACAAAAGCAACCAATCGTGCTACATTAACTCTGTCAAGTGCTGATGCTGTCAGTTGTCTGGTCTTTTGTCCAAAGCATACTAATCCTGCACCTGTCACAAATGAAATTGGGTTAACATTCACAGAATACAATGAATCTCTCAAACCTTCTGCTACTGCTGTGGTTTCAAATTCACCTTCTGCATTGATATAACCAACTGATGATGCGTTGTCGACTACACCACGTCTTACACCTGCTGGTGCAAACCATGGAAACGCCACTTGATCATTGTAAGCAATTGTTCTCAACATCATGTGTGATGCCGGTACCGCCACTGATTCGCCTGCTAGGTCTGTGGTGTATCCTGAAGGATAATAGACACCTGTGAATGAGTTGGATGATACTAGTCCATCTTCGCCATTGTCTGCCGCACCTGCTGTGTTGTTTGCCCAGTTTGTGACTGCTGTTGAATTTGGTGCTAGTCTGAATGGAGCATCACCAACAACAAATGCAGTTTCTTTTCTGTCTGCGTTTAGTGTTTCTAGGTTTGTGATTAATTCTGGGTAACCTGGAGCTGCAAGTAGATTGAATTCTCTTTGCTCTTCTCTCAACTCTGTGGTTGCTTCTACAGTTGATTTCATTGCTTCAACAACCATATTTCTCTGTGCTTTTCTACCCATATATGGTGATCCGTCTGCTTTTAGGCCTGACGCAGTTACCCATGCATCTGTTTCAGATGGCAGTGTAGGATATGTGATTGTGCTTGGGAAGTTGGTTCTTGTAAACCATTTCTTTTTGAACTGCTTTACACTGTAACCTGATCTTCTCAAGTTAAATCCAAGCATACCTTTTGGATATAGTGCTGGATCTGGCTTGTCTGCATCAACATAAGTTGAAGTTAATAGATCTGTAATTAAAGTTTCTTTTTGTACAACATCATCAGTACCATTGGCATGATAACGGAAGTCAGCAAATAAGATACCATCCTGTGATGTTTGGTCTGTGTTGTCAATTAGTACCCACTCTTGGCCTGATGTTTGTGATGAATCATATCTTGAAATTTTTGGATATGCTTCAAGATCTGATGTGTCAATCCAAAGATCACCATCAACCAGTGCTGTACCATCTGTTTGTGTGGTAGGTTCTGTGGCTGAAATGATTGGACCATTTGGATCTGTGCTTGATAGATCAAAACCTCTGGCATCTGTAGAAACATTTTGATATCCAGTCCAGGCTGAACCGTTGTGCATAAGAATGTCTACTTCTCCTACAGTGGTGTTGTACCAAAGTTGTCCATCTGCTGGATCTTTTACTGGCTCTACAGTTGATTGAATTGCTGTGAATGTTGTGCCTGTGTCAGGTGTGTTTTCAACAGGTCCCCAGTTTGATGCCATAAACGCAAATGTTCTGTTGGCTTCTGTTTGATCTGCTGTGGATGAAAAATCATCCTTGTCACCTGCTGGTGCAACATATAGGTTTGCAATCTTTTCTTGAGAAAGATTTGAGTTGCCGCCATATGTGTTTGCGTATGTGGCATTAAATCCTAGATCACTCATTGTTGTGCCTGAAGTGTCTGTGAAATAGATATTTCCGCCCAGTGCGTGTTGCAGTGTGATTCGCTTTGAAGTTGAATCATATGAAGCAGAAATATGTTGGAATCCTGCAGCTGCAATTGCTGTGACAAAATCGTCTGCATCTGTACCGCCTAGTGTTACTGTTTTAGTTTCTAACAAGTTAGCAGATGTTGTTGCTGTGCCAGTACCAATTTGTGATTCTGCCATTCTGATTGTGTCGCCTGATCCAACTGCTGATGATTTGGTAGCAATTTTGTTGGAAACAATTTTTGTTGTTGTGCCTACACCTGCTTTTCTGCGGAATGCCACATAGTCAATTAATTCGCCTGAATCCTGTGTTGAGTCATCCCATTCAGATTCGCCAATGTTGACTTGTACGAAAACATCATTTGTGGTTAAATTGATGCCACCACCCAGTCTATCCAACTGTTGTAGTGCTTGTTCTTGTGTTTTGTACACAGGAGCTGCAACAGTTTCGAATGTTCCTGTTGTTGAAGAATATTTCTTCATTGCAATTGAGGCACCACCGTTTGGTTCTGACATTTGAATCCACACTGACCCTGTTGGTCTTGGTGTTGAGTCATTGGTTCTAAAACCATGGTCTTCTGTGTGCTGTCCAATGAATACTTTCGGCACATAGTGTCTGCCTGTAGTAATACCAACATCAGCAAATGCTGTGCCTGAAACATCTTCAAGGATGATTGATGAAACAACTGCTGTGGTGGATGAGTCATCACCTGTTGCTGTTGGAATTGCATAAATTTCTAATTTGCCATCCACA